GGCGTAGGATAGATGGCCGGAAATGGGGCTGCCCCAAGAACACCAAGAATCTCGCGCACTGGAGTGGGATACCTGTTGCTGCCCTGGTAAAAACACGTTGCCGGCGACACAGCGAAGCTGTACACGAGGGTCTCGGGAATCTGGTCATTAACGTCGAAACGACTGACAAGGCCGGGAACCCCCGCGATGTAAGCAACGCTCATTTCGTCAAACTCCGTGCCCGCCGGAGCAGCCACTGGAAGTGCTGAATCATGAAACAGCGAAAGATTGGCACCTGGCTCCTCACCAGTGCAGTTGCCATCGAAAACCTGGCCCATGTGCATAACCCTGGTGACCGTTGAATTGGCCATGGGCTTGCTGTATCCAAACTTGGCTGCAGTGTCTGCTGCGTAACGCAGCATCCAACCAACAGCGTTAGCACCTGATGGAATCAGCGGAATCTTGCCAACGGCATAGGCAACTTTGGAACCTACAGAGAGCACAGTTGAGATAGCTTTGCTCTGCTGCAAGTCTTCATTGATACCTTTTGCCGTGGCCAGAATTCCCGCCTTACCATTAGCGTACTTACTAGCTCTGTCCTTTATTGACTTGTATGCACTCATAACACCGGACTGGGGCTGCGTAGCCGTAAGATCGCGAGCGACCGGACCAATCAGTTCCACGTCCTCTAAATGCAGATAAACCGTATACGTTGGGGGAACAGTGCCAATCGGGGAAGACGTTGGATGAAGCTGGTTTATCAGAAAGGTGCCAACTGCCTGTTCTTCACCCGGCAAACGCAGGGGCACAAACGGAACATTGTTGCAAAATGGAATGCGTACGCAACAACGCGTGCACTCCTGCAAATCGACGCAGGCCCCTGGTAACTGGTATTGAACAGCATTAGCGGTACGAGAGAAATCAGCGCCCTGCTTGCCGGTAATAGGATTCCAAGCAAATCTGAGATAGCCAGCATGGAAAGGAGTACAGTTGATGGTTACATCATAACAGAGTGTGAACCGTGCTGCGCCCCAAGCCTGAAACTTCTCAAACCAAGGAAAGATGTTGGAAGATGGAAGAAATTGGTGACTGAAAATGTTACCAGCTGCTCCATTAAGCGTACCACTACCAACCTTGACAGGCCGGGCAAACCACTCTGCTTCAGGGGCACTAACTGATGCACCAGGATAATTGTGTGCAATAGGTGAGTGACGAATCACTACTTCCTTGCAAGAGTCCTGGACAAACACCATGTCAGTACCCACTACTGTCACATCCGAAACACCCCCGGGATTTAAGCCGGAGGTGTCCAAACCTGGGTCGTTGACACTGTTGGACGCAATAGTTGCGTCCTCGTTGTTTATTGTTACTTGAGTAAGTGCTGATTAAATCTAAGGCTACACTCATTGCCCAAGACGCGCATGCGTTTGATCTAATATTTGCTGGGGCTGCCAGCTAGGCTACTTGATCAGTAAGGCTAAAAAGCCCACCTGCCAGGAAGAAACGGCTATCCTGTCACATTGCGCGCTTCCGCATGTCTTTACGCGCTCCGCCGTATGTACC